TTGCATGCCGTGCTTTAAACGATTTGCGCTTTGCTTTCATCTTATCAGATTCACCGTCTTTAGGATCACCAGCAGTAGAAGCACCTTGCTCACCAAAACGAATAGTCTTGATTTTGTCACCGTCTTTAGCAACAACGATATGACTTTTCTTAGGATGACTCGGTGTACGTTTCGGTTTGTTAAAACCTTCTACACCTGCCTTCGCCAAGCGAGGATCTTTATCTTCAAAAAACTTTTTAAACGAATCCATATTACTGTCCTGGCGTTATCTTTTTAGCATGAGCAGTTGCTTCGGGAGTTCCGAAATCATATTTACCCTGTGCCATATCCTTAAAAGTTTTTTTCATATCGTGAGAAGTTACTCGATCAACCGACTTAATCATAGACGGTTGCTTTACCAGTTTGCGAAGGTGTGCCTTTACGGAGGATGGTGAATTACCATCCATGTAAATCTCTGGAAGACCTTCTATGTCAACTTTGAATTTCATACCTTCAACAAACTCTTTGAACTTTTTCACTTGCCCATGCTCTTCACTTTTTTCTTACGATTGAATCCCTTAGTATCGGGGCGATCCATCATGCCATGTACATCTTGACCAGGATCTTCTTTACCATGATATCCTGCTGCCTTTCCTGGAGCAACTTTCTTTATCTTACCGCCACGTTTCTTAAATGCATCCATAGCACGTTTCATTGCTGCAGAATCCATTCCTTTGCCTTCGTATTCCATTTCGTCTTTTAAAGATGCCTTGTACATTTGTAGTGCTGTTGCAAAATTCTTATCCTTCATCATGCGCTTTGTTTCGCCATGATCTGGATTGTCATATGCAATACCAATACTTTCATCATCTATTTTTTTCGCCTTAGCATATTTCTGGTATGCCGACATCGCTTTTGTATCGATTTCTTGTGCTTTTCCACGCTGAAAATGTTCATCAACATCTTTCTTAGCAGTTGCCATCAACTTATCATGGTTGTCGATTGCATACTGATCTGCATCATCTTTATTATCAAACTTTTTTGCTTCACTGCCGTCTGCATTCATCACGCAGAACATACCGTCTTTTTCTTTGACGTGATCAGTTGGATCCATTTCTTCTTTCATTTCCATAACATCATCTAGCACATCACCCAAGAAGTCTCTATCGTTTGCGATATTTTTATTGAGACCCATTGATTTCAACACTGCTGGTATCTTTTTTGTGATATCAGTTTCTTTGTGCTTTTTGCTCATACCCATCTTTTTCAGTGCTCTTGCGACCTGTGCTGCCGTGTCTTCACGTTCTGAAAGTTCACCTTTTTCTTTTTTAGCAATAGCAATCGCTGCTTGCTGTGCAGCATTCGCTGCCTTACCTTCGGCAAGTTCTGCTCTCAGGTCATCGAAGGTTTTCATTTTTCCCTCGTTTTGACGTTTAAGAACTGCAGCAACCTGTGGATGCGATGACAATCCTTTTTTAATTTTTTCGATTGCTTTGACTGCACCAGTCATATTTCCACCAGCATATCTTTTATCTGATGCTACACCAATCGCCATTTTAATATCTTTAGGACTATATTTGTCTGCCATCTTATTTGCCTCTTACCTTTGCTGCTAGATCTGCATCTGCTTTGCCCCATGTTCCAGAGGATTTTGTTATGAATGAATTTACTCTTGCCATTGCCCATTGACCCTGAGTTGCTCCAGGACGATGACCAGTTTTATATGCTGCAAGACCTCTATTGTATACTTGTTTTAGAATACCAAGAGGCATCCCTGATTTTTCTGCTTTATTCTTAAGAGCAGTATCTGAACTTTCGCCATACATTTGTTTGAATTTCAAAGTATGCTTTGATGGTTTCGTATCCACTTTACTGTCTCCTGGAGCAGATTTATATGCGGATGGATCATCATCATCTTTATCTTTATTCTTATTAAAGTGAGACGACCTGTTTTTCTTTGTAGTTTTTTTCAGACCTTTGTAATACTGTTTTGGTTGCTTGCCGTCCTGATCACCGATATCAGGATCTTCTGCACCTTCATCAATCTTCTCTACATCAGTCAACCATTTTCGATATGATTCGCCGTTAGTTTCAATGATTACATAGTTAGCACCAAGGTGTTTAATCTTAGCAACTAGACCAGATTCTTTAACAACAACTTCGTCACCAGTATTAAATAAAGACCCATCCATATAGGATTCACGAATATCAGAAACAGGTTCTAATTTAATTTTGTTTTTAAATTGCGTTTCTTCTTTTAAACCCATGCCCTTACGAACATCATTGTATATCTTTTTAGCATCAGCATTCTTAACTGCTTTGGGTAAACCCTGTGAGAAAAGAGCAAAGTCTCCATCTGATGCCGCAGTGCGCATCTTACTTGCACTCATACCTTCTGCGCCATCTGCATCCGGATCACGTTCTCCAGCAGATATAATAGTAATTTTTTGAAAGTTGTAGAAACCGTGTCTACCTTTCACACCATTATATTTTTTAATTCTTGTATCAAACTCAACAAGTCTATCAGAACCAACTACACCTACGATAGTTCTGAAACCGTCTTCATATAGTTTACTAGCAACTTCTAGAAGATTCTTTGCACCTTTATCGACCAGTATGTTTCGCGCATGACGAGGAAACATCTTCCGAGCGATTTTCACTTTATCTTTGTATGCCAAAGGATTCTTATCTGCATCCTGAGACTGAGATAGATAAATTTTATATGGGTTAGAACCTGCTGCTTTTGCTATTGCATCAAGCAGTTTTTCATGACCTATAGTTGGGGGATTCATTCTGCCGAATGTAAAGAATACTGTCTTTTCTTCTTCGACAAGATAATTTTGAAACGATCTAATCACTTACTTAGGACCACGCTTTTTTTCCATTTCCGCTTTGCGAACATCTTTAAATGCTTTCTTCGCCATACCAGCAATCTTCCGCTTCATAGCAGGAGAACCGAGTCTTTTCTCAATTTCTTGCTTTCTTGAAAAGGAAGTTTCTGCAGGGTTTGCACCCTGAGTCATTTTTTGAAAGATTTTTAAACGTGCTTGGCGAAGTGCTCTTTTCTCAAGAGTATCTTTAGACGCCACTCGCTTTGCTGCTTTTGCACGACCCATTTTGATTTTCGCTTGAATCTTTTTCATCATGCGACCACGTTGAATACGTTGTTGTGGGGTCAACGCTTCAAGAATATCATTAATAAAATTTTTGAATGTCATATTAGACATTGTTCTACCTTTCGAGGTTCATTCCATTAGCGAGTTGGACTATCCCAACCCTTTAAAATATCGGGTGAAAAGTTGGCATATGAGAACTCCATACGGTCAACAATTTTCACTGCATCACCACCAAGTTTATCTATTGCTACATAACCTTCTTCACCAGTTACTTTGAAACCTTTAGTGGTTTTCAAGAAGGTATCTACATTAGATAGTTTATTAAGACTATTTATAAGTTTCAGTTTCGCTAATACAATGTTCTTTTGAAGATCAAACATAGAGATCAACGAACGTTTATTTGCTGCTGAGAAAAAAGCAAGGAGATCATCAAGTTTCTTTTGTTGAGTCGCCTTACCCTTATCAGTCTTTCTTTTATCTATTTCTTTTTTGTATTTAGTATTGATCCAACGAATGAGACCACTCGCGTGAGACCTTGTGTTACCAATGACTGAACCTTGACGGACAAACGAATTATTGTATTGCTCAATAAGTCCGGCAAGTTCTTGATTCGCTTCAAGTTCTCTAAGAGTCGTTCCGCTAATTTTATTAAACAGTTTACCTGCGTCTGATAGAAGTGCATTAACTTCATCTGTCTCTCCTTTTGACATAGTTACTTTTGTCAAATCACGCAACATTGCATCTTGAGACCATACTTTAGTTGATTTATTTAATTTGCTTACATCAACGCCATATGATGCCTTTAGGGATTCAAATGACGTGCCTGTATACGTGGTGTGCCAGACGATACCGATTTCTGCTTTTTTAACTGCTTTGGCAGTATCTTGATCAGAAGGGATCGCATACACAATCGTATTCGGATGAAACGTGACATAAGACTTTTTCTTAATTTTTTCAGTCTTCACATCAGGAGATGAGAATAAAAAATCTCCCTGAATGATACCGTTTATCCCTATTGAAGGAAGGTGCTTCAGAGCAAGTTTAAGTTTGTCAGCGAGATCGCCACTAGTGTCAGCATCGATATCTTCATCAGTTTTATATACCTTCGGCGACTTTGCGAAGATACCTTTCTTAGCGACGAAGAACTGCCCGTCGCGAGGATCAGTCCCAGCAAAAATAGCAGGAGCGCCATCCCACTTAACACTAACTTTTCCATCTTTTTCACCTCCAAGCATATCGCGCAATGCTCTTAGTGCATTGATCGCTTCTCTAGTTCCGTTCACTCCACCATAGAGAACTTTATCCTCGATATGGGTCATGTGAGTATTTTTTTGTTCTGCGATGAACTCGTTAAAATCTATCATTTGAATATCTTTTTAAAGTCTGCGGTTGCTACTGCTTGGAACTGCGGGTTTGCGGAGTAACTGCCCTTGTATCTTACTTCAATATCAAGGATGGGTGAATCATCGGAGTAGACTGTCAGGAAGACCTTAGCAGCACTCGCACCCTTCTCCCATGCACCTATCTTACCAGAAGTCTTTTTCACTTCGAGGTTGCTATTATACAGGTCTTGAAGTGCGGTCACGATATTACTTAGTTCTTGTCCTTGCGCGTCTTCAATTTCTAACTCACCGCGAACATATCTGCCGACACCTGTCAATAGAGTAAATTGAAACTCTTCCGCATTTAAGGTGTCATGTAGTCTTGTTCTGAATACAAGTTCAAGGAACTTCTCAACAAACTTTTGATCGTGATACTTAATGACATTGAATACTTTCTTGAAGAAAATATTTGTAGGTTTCTTGAGTTCTATACCCCAGACTTTGACGGGAATCTTGTTGATTGCCTTGGAGTACTCTGCGGGTTTCATCTTGTCAATGTCTTTTTGTTGTAACTTCAACTTATCCTTGAGAACTCGTTCAAAGAATATCCTTTTCGCACGCTCAATCAGGATTGTATCTGCACCGACAATATCCTGTAGTACACTTTCTTTACCAGTTATAGGTTTGTTGATGAGTGTTGGATCAGGAGATTTTGTAGATGCCTTTTTCTTGAGAGAGTATCCATAGAACTTACCAGAACTTGCCTTGACCACTATGTCGGATGAATTGTAGTCTTTGATACGACCCAGTTTAGGGTTGAACTGCGCAATTTCTTTATCCCAACCTTTACCAGTCCAGTACACTTTGGATGCAGTTCCTACTTCATCAAGAATATACTTAGAAGCAGATATTGCGGTTGCAAGGTCATTGAAGTTACCTTGAAAGAAATCTAAGAAGTCGGGTCTACGATCTGAACCATCAACCTTTTCATAAATGTCTTTAGACTTATCAATAAGTTCAACCGCTTCTTCTTGCGTGAGTGAAGAACCACCCTTGTATTTCAAGAGAACCAGACACGCAGTCATCATCTCTTGGACTTCGGTAGGAACTTTCTTACCACCTTCACCAATAGAACCATCACCAAACATCTGACTTGCGAAAGGAATGTTTAATTCATTATCCTTCACAAAATCCTTGATCTTCTTTTCATCATCTTCAAACGAGCGTTTTATTTTATACTTCTTTAGATCACCAGTGGATACCATGACCAGATCGTCTTTGTTTCCACCTTGAAGAAAAGATATCAATTTCTGAATGTCGGCATCATCTGATGACGAATGCCCTACATTATATGCCGATTCAGAAAGAAATCTGTTAAATTTTAGCATTACTCAATTTCCCATAGGTTATGAAGTGTTATTATACCCTATTTATAAGAAAAAGTAAA